TGGTCGTCTCGCCAAACTCGCAGCCGGGAACCGTTTGAGTTGATGGCGATGACACTGTTGTTGCAGATCCCGATGGTCTTGTTGTTCGGCGAGGTCGCGACCGTGGCGACGCCATCGACGATGGGCTGAAGGGTGTAGCCGTTGGCGCCGCCCGCGAAGCTGCGCAGGCCGAAGCTGGGCGTGGCGCTGTCGCCAAACATGAAATAGCCGACCGTGGCCCCCTGCCCCGGCGTGCGGCAGACGAGGAAGATCGTGCAGTTCGCCCGGTCGAAGGTGACGCCAGCCGGAATGATCCACGGCTTGCTGGACGAGTACGACACGAAGGCCGGGCCGCCGCTGCCAAGCCACATCTGCGGCGCATCGCCGATCGCGACGTTCGGAGTCAGGGTGGTGATCGCCGAGGCCGGCGCGGTGAGGTTCAGAGACCCGACCTGGCCGTACAGCGTCGTGGCCTTGAGCGTCGAGGAGCCCTGGAACGTTGTCGCGGCGGCCAGGTCCATGACGTCGCCGACATAACCGATGTTCTGCGTCGAGGACGGTGACGCCTTCGTGGCCAGGACATTGTTTCCGGTGACGCCGGAATAGAGCTTGCGGTTCGCCCAGCCGCCAATCGGAGCGGTAGCGGCAGATGGCAGATAGGTCGGGGCCGATGCGCCCGCACGCCCGGCCTGGTCAATCGTCAGCCCAAGGGCCAGCCCGATCATTTAGAACCACGCGACGATGTTGGTGGCCGTGGTCCCGGTCGAGAGCACCTTTGTGCCTTGCACGGGCAGGGTGGAGCCGGCGGCAACGCCGACATGGGTCGCCGTCGTGCCGTTGGCGAACATCACAGCGACGTCGCCTGCGCCGCCGACATAGAGGGCGCGAAAATAGGGGATGATCGTGGAGTCGCTGGGCGTCACCGCCGCGCCGCCTACGGCCGTGTTGGTGTTGTAGTTAGTTGCCATACTCGTAGGTCCCCATGAAGTAGCTGGCGGGCCGGTCGTAGGCGCGCATTTGCTGGTAGAGCTGAGCGGCGAGCCGCACGGTCTGGACGTTCTGGAATTGGTCGCCGAACGCCGGCATCATCCGAGCCGCGAGGTTGGCGACGATGGTCGAGGTCCACTCTTGCGGGGCGTCGACGTTGTCGTCCTCGTCGGCCACGTCCTCGATGACCCGGGCGGCGGTGTACTTGAACGTCGTGTCCACGTTAGGAACCGGCCAGAAGCGAGCCTCGTAGGTGTCGCGCATCTTCAGAGGCACGAAACAGGTCGGCATGCCCGGCGCGACCTTGTTCGGGATGCAGTCGTAATCCGCCCGCTCCCACCGGCTGAGCGACATTTCGTTGGTTGCCGTGACGACGCGGCGCATTTCCAGGATGTCGACGACGCGCGGGTCCAGCGTGACGCTGGCCGAGCCGGCGGTGACGACGACGGAGTCCTCGAATTCGCGCCACAGGTTGCAGCCGTCCGCCATCCACTCCTTGAGCATCCAATTGAGATGCCGAATGCCTAGCGCCATGTCCTCGGCGCTGGGCTCTTCGCGAGCGGCGATGACAGCCATGTCCTGGAGGGCGGCGGTGACCATGTCCCGCGCCGTCATCAGTCCGTTTATGGCGCCGGAGGTGGCCATCAGATTTCGCCGTCTCGCGCCATGTCATTGATGCAGCGAGCCGTCACGAGGTTTTCTCGGATGCCCTCAGCGGCGATCGCGGCCAACATGCGCGGACCGAGCATCAGGTTCTCATCGCGGATCGACCAGCGGGTGTTCCACTTGCCGTCCACGCCGATGGCGAAGATCACGAACCCGGCCATATCCGGGAAGCTGCCTTGAAGCTGCTGCGTGGCCCGCTCCATGTCGTGGTGGATTTGCGGCGCTTGCTCGACAGGGCGCTCGCGATGGTGAAGGTCAACGATATCGGTCATGTCGCCCTCACAAGTCGGCAGGTGTCGTAAGGTTGGGGCCAAGAATGTCGCCGGGATCAGGCCTGGCGTTCTTGAGTGGGACGCCCTCGGGGCCAACCCGAGGAGGCGTTAATTCTGCCGGGCGCGGGTCCCAGCACTCGGAGCAGACCATGTTGCCGGTCCACTCCTTGCGCAGACTGCGCAGGCGACGCTTGAAGGCGCACCTGTCGCAGATCGCCCAAGGCCCCTCGTTGCAAGAGCCGTACTCACGCGACTCCCGCAACGAGGTCATGGTTATGCGCCCGGCGTTCCGAGGACCGACCGGAAATCGCCCCAGCCAGGAACGAAGCGCATGCGCGCCTTGGCCTTGGCGTTTTCGGTGTCGAAGTCTTGGTCTTTCTCCAGCTCGACCTCGTTGCGCCAGATCGACAGCAGACCCTCGTCCACGTCGGTGACAATGAACCAGGCGTCCGGGTCGGTGAGGTAGTCGGAGACCACCACGCCGCCGGGAAGCAGGCCCATCGCGCGAATCGCGTTCGGGTCGTTGTTGTTGCTGCCGGGGGTCAGGACCGAATTCATCAGCCGGTAGGCGTTGAACTCGTTTTCCGGACCGACGACGAGCGTGTAGCCCTTGACGGCGATCGGCAGGCCGCGACGATCCTTGAAGCCGCGGATCTGGCTCAGAGCCGCTTCGAGAGAGGCTTGCGTCAGGTCAGCGGCGACGGTCAGGACGTTGGACTGATTGCCGGCCAGGCTCGGGTGAGCGGTGTTGAACAGCGAGACGCCGTCGCCACCGATGTACGAGCCGTTGAAGCCCCGGTTGAAGATGTTCCAGTGAACATATTCGGCCGTGGTGCGCATGGAGCGCGCCAGGGCGCCGGACCGGCGCCGGGAGACATCGAGGTACTGATTGTCGTCCAGTTCTTCGCGCGTGACCATGTAGCCCAGCGCGTAGACGGTCTGGATGAACCGGTTCTTGATGCCTTCAGCGTCGGTGTCGTACTGGATCGGCGCGCCTTCGGTCTTGACCGGGGCGAGGCCGAAGCCGCTGGACTCGACAATGTCTTCCCAGGCCTTGGTGCCGGTGCGCTTGTCGAACACCCTCGACCACTGAGCCGGCTTCTCGTTGTACTTCTGGCCAAACCAGCCATAGACACCGGGCCACAGGGCCGAGGGGTGGGCGGAACGAGTGATGACGGGCATTGTTCATTCCCCCCTTAGATACCGACGACGCCGGCGAGTTCGGTGTGCTTGTTGATCTTCACCAGGACCTTCGAATTGGCGGTCGCGACCTCGTTGTCTTCGCGATGCTGGAATTCGATGATCTTCAGTTGAAGGGTGGCGGTGACTGCGGCCGTGGACGAATCCAGCATCCAGCCGGAGGCGCGGGTATAGGTCGAGCCGGCGGCGGAGATCATGTCGACGTTCAGGCCAACGGCCGTGACGGGCAGAGCGCCGCCGACAGCATCTTCCTGGATTTCGAACAGGCTTTCCGGATCGTCGTCCACGAGGACCGCACGCGTGGTGCTGGCGGCGCCGTAGCCGAGCAGCAGCGACGGGACGTCCTCGAAGCCGACCACGACGCCGGTGATGAACCCACCATTGGCGGCGGCGTTGACTTCGGAATAGCCGTTGGCGTCGGCCGTGCCGGTCTTCAGGACCGGGTCGCCGACGAACAGGGCCGTGGCATAGGACGAAGGGACCGAATAGCGGCGCAGGGCATTGGCGAAGCCCGACCGCGCGAAGCTGCGGACAGGAACGAGCCCGCGAACAGAGTTGGCGTTAGCCATGTATGAAAACCCCATGACGGTTGAAGATCGGAGCAAGTCGCTCCACGATCACCGCTTCGGGGTGTATGTCTTATGCGGACATCTGCCGCGCACCTGAGTGCTCAAGTGGCGGCAGAATAACACGAGTGCGATTCAGGTCAAGAGACTGTAGAACGCTCTACCGATTATCGCCTTCAAGGGTTTTGCTTTCGGAAATCTTCCGGCCCTTGTCTTTGAGAACAGCGGCCTCGTCAGCCTTGACACGAGCCACTTGAATTTCATCGTTGGCTTTTTGACGCACCGCCCGGTCTTCCTCCGCGTAAACGCGTGGCTTGCGACACAGGTACTCGTACTGAGGCCCTGACCCATCAGCCTTCATGCCGGTTCGGGCGCGGTAGGCGTCGGAGCGATCGTCCGATTTCGATAAACCCAGCATATCGGCGGACATGATGTCGTAGTTGTCGTTCACCGTCAGATTGTGGAGCCGCTGACCTTCGTCAACGATCCATCGGTATTCGAACCGCTTCCGGTCGAGCTTCTCTTCCGGCACGGAAAGGATGCTGGTCAGGGACCCGCCGCCAGACGCTCGCACGCCCCGGCGAGCCGGAAGCGCCTCGTCCTCCTCGCGCACGGTGCGGGGGCGGCCAGGGCCGCGCTTGTCTTCGATCAGTTCAGCATCGTTAGGCATTTTCACGCTCCTTGGCGTCGTTGAGTTGGGCGGCGTAGGTCTTTCGGTCCTTGACCATGCCGTGGGCCTTCAGTTGGTTAAACGCGGAGACCTCCTCGCTGGTCAGGTTAGCCTCGGTCTTTTTGCCGCCGTCGTTGCGCATGGCGCCGGAGGTGCGGGCGGTGTGGGGGGCCTGGCGGCGCTGCTGGGTGGTTTGCGCGGGCGGCGGCTCGGGCGAGAGATGCGGGAAGGTGGCGTAGACCTCCTCCTCGATGCGCTTCATGTGCGCGCGGGCGTCGGTGATCGGCCCCTCGGCGGCGAACTCCGAGTCCAGGGCCTTGACCAGAGCGCTCGCCCGCTTGTCCACGCCAAACCAGTCGTTGCGAGCGCGGAAGTCGGCAACGGCCGGCGGCTCGTCGACCACGGCCTTTTCGTTGGAGATCCGGCGAGCCGCCTCGATGTCACCAGCCTCGACCGCCGCATCAAGCTCAGCGTCCAGGGCCGCCTTGCGCTGAGCTTTGGTCTGCCCTTCGAGGGTGCGCAACTGGGCGCCGACCTGCTGCAGCCGCTTGGTGGACCGCTCGCCCTTCTCCAGCTGGTGTGCGAGGAATTCGGACGCATCGGTCCATCCCTCGCCCTTCCACTGCTCCTTGGGCTTCCAGCCAGCCTTCTCGGCGAGCTGACGGACGACGTCGATCTCCGGCATCGGAGGCTTGGGGCCGCCGTCTTGGTGGCCGTCACCATCCGCGTCGCCCAATTCGGCGTCGCCCTGGTTGTCAGGGTCAACGTGGACCTCGTCGTTTTCGAGCGCTTTGGTGTCAGTAGCCACGTGCCATCTCCTTCATGCTGTGTTCGTAGGCGACCGCGACGGCGTCCTGGGCGGTCGGCCTACGGCTGTCGTCCACGACGTCCCACCGCATCTCGCCTCGCCGCTCCAGCACCGCCATCACGGCCCGGTCGTTGATCAGCCGGTACTTCTTGCCGTCCTCGCCTTCGACCTCCTCGCCGATGTACGACTCGTGCAGGATCACGTCGCCGACCTGCGGCTTGCGGGAGCCGGCCGGCCAGTCCTCGAACTGGAACGCCACCGGACCGAGCGCCACGATGCGGCCGCGCTGGTTGGCGAAGACGTCCTTCTCGTGGGTCGAAGCAGCCAGGAAGATGGCGCCCTTTTTCTCAGGCACGCTCGCCGGCACGATCAGTACCTTGGCGTGCATCGGCTCGACCCTCGGATCGCACTCGGCGACCGCTGGGATTGTCAGATCCGAGAGCTTCACGACGTGAGCTCCTTCACGGTCCACATCACCGACTCCTCAAGAGCCGTGAAGCCGAGCGATCGATAGCGCCCAGGCTGCACCTGCTCGAACAGGGCCTCCAGTTCCGCCGCCTTGGATTTGATGGCGTCGTGGAGCGCCTTTTCGTCATCGGCCAGGGCGCGGTATTTCGGCCGGAACCGTGAACCCGGCATTGCCTGATCGGTGGACTGGCGACCGTCTGGGGCGCCCTCATAAACGTTAGCCATTGTCTTCAGCATCCTCCGCACTGTCGCCGTTCAATCGCTGAACAGCCTCAAACGTCAGCCCGCAGAACCCCTCAAGGGTGTCGGCGCGCGTTCGCAGTTCCATCAGGGTCTCAGGGTCGGCCTTGCCGCTCCCCCACGAAAGGCTCAGCCAGGCTTGGCGCTGGCGCTCGGCGTGGGCGCGCATGGCCTGGAGCACGTACTCGGTGACCGGATTGACCGACCAGATTTCGAAGTCGTCGGGGGTCGGGGTCATTCGTCACCTGTGACAGTCACGCCGACACAGCGAATGCGAACGACAGTTCTGGCTGGGCTGTCTTCGGCGTGCGAAACCGATGAGACCTCAAGAGGAGACCTCACGAGCAGCGTGTTGGCTTTGGGATAGGCCGCAATAACCGCATCGACGGTGTCTTCAATGGCCTGGTAAACACTGTCGATCGGTTGTGCCCATTCACCCGGCTTTTTCACCTGGCCATTAGCGAAAACGGTGAGGCCACGGACGTCGGCGTCTGTGGTGATCCGCACGACCGTCGAAAAGCGCGCCTTCAACCGGTTAGTGGCGGCTGAAATCCTTGCCTGAATCTCAGGGCTCTCCGATTGCGCATTTGCGCATGAGATGCGCTGCATCTCCCGATCTAGCGCGGATAAGGCGCTCAACAGAGACCCACTCATTCCCCCGCCCCCAGCTTTTCGAGTAGATCAAGGACCGCCAGTTCTGGAGTTGAGAACATGCCCCCTGACACCTCTCCTTCGGTCTCTCCGAGACGAACGGCGGTGTGCGGATTGCCTATCTCAGCAGTCCAATCGTAACCGTCGAACAGGAGAATGAACTCCTTGTTGCCCGGCTTAGCCTCGATGGCCTTAGCGATCATCTCCGACAGCGTCATTCCCCGGCCCCCTGCCCCGCAGCCTGCCCGAACAGTTCCGCCGCCTTGGTGAAGGCGTTGACGCGGTCATGGGCGGCCTTGGCTTCAGTGGCCTCGACGTTGGCCTGGACTTGACCGCTTTCGGCCTGCATGCCGGTCTCTGCCGCCTGAGCGAGAGTGAGCTGAGCCTTGGCGCGCTCGGTTTCGGTCTTGGCTCCCATGTTGTCGATCCTGGCCTGCATCTCGGCCAGATCCATCGCCATCTTCTCCAGAGCGCCGGGTGGGGGCTCGGCCTTAGGCATCGTCATCAAGCCCTCGATGTCGTCGGCGTTGATGGCCTCTAGGGCCTGCTTGGTGGCGACCTGCGGGTTGACCTGTCCCGTGCCAGCCAGCGACAGGATCATCTGGCTCTTGGCGATGCGCTGCTGCTGGGTGACGGCGGAGGGATCGGCGACCGGGCGGATGTCCATGCCGGCCTCTTCGAAGTCGGCGTCAAAGTTGGCCTGTTCGTCGTCCAGGAAGTCGGCGTAGTCCTGCGGATCGCCATAGCGCCGCACGCACTCGGCGAACTTCTGGTACTCGGTGCGGGCGCCGCGGTAGAACCGCTTGAAGATCGCATTGAAGACCTGCTGGCCTTGCTCGATGAGCGCCAAGGTGGTCCCGACCGGAGCCGAGCGGGCTGCATCGCCAGTGATGGCGTCGTTGACCGAGGCGACGTCCTTGGCCGCCTCCATGATCATCCCTAGCAGCTTGAACAGCACCTCGGACGGGCCCGGGAAAGTCCGCTCGTAGATCGCGTCCCTCAGGGCCACACCAGGCGTGTTCGTGGTCTTGTACTTGCCTGGCTCGAACAGCAGGCGACCGTTCTGGCCAGCGCCCTGAAGCCTCAGCTCAGCAGCGATGAACCCGCCCCCGGCCGCCTGCGCCGCGCCCGCGTCGAGGCTCTGGTTGATGATCGAGTTGACCACCTCCATGATCGGCCCGAGCAAATGGCCAAAGCCGATTTCGTAGAACCGTCCCTTCGGATCACGGAGGAATGCGTACTTGACGTAGGGTTGCCAGCGCTTGATCGACAGGACGTCGTCGTCTTGGGCTTCAACATCCTCCTTGTCGAACGCCGCCTCGATCCGGAGCACCTGTGAGGTCTGCTCGTCGACCGTGACGATGTACGGCTCGTCGATGCCGTCCTCGTCCAAATCCATCATCCGGTGCTGTTCGAGGATAAGCCGTGAGGCCTGCTCGTCCTGACTTTCGGCCACGATCGGCACGGCTCGGTAGAGGCCGGCCTTCTTCATCCGAGCAATGTCGTTGGGAAACTGGTCGAAGTCCTCCGTGATGCGCGGCGAAGTCTCCAGCGTCTTGGCGCCAATTGGCACGGTCAGGCGCAGAGCGGGAACCAGGCGAATGCAGTACCGCCGCTCCATGGCGTCGTAGTAGACCTTGCGGAAGCACGTGCCGGTGCTTGGAAGTTGGTTCAACAAGGAGTCGGTGTCGCCTTCCCAGTCCTCGACCTTGTAGAACAGGACGAAGTTCAGGTAGTCGGCGACGCGCTTGGCCCGAGCCTTCTTCAGGCCCTCGGGATCAGCGCCAAACGTCTTGACCAGGATGGCCTCGTCGCCCTTCACGAGCGCCGGATAGGCTCTGGCGCTGAACTGCTGGGTAGCGATCGACAGCAGCGGGTACTTGACCGACGCAGCGCCAGGCCACGGGAAGTTCTTGGCGGGTGCGGGCTCCTGAGACGCCGCGTCGAGAGCCTTCTTGACCTGATCGCGCCAGTCCTTGTTCTCGTCGCGATCCTGCTGCCAGTCGCGCACGACCTCCATGCCGATGTTCGTAAGCTCTGACTCGGTCAGAACCCCGCTCAGTTCCTTCTCGGCCAGTATCTTTTGCAGTCGGCCAAGACCCGATCCGCCGCCCGCGCTAAAGACGTCGTCCGCCAGCGCTGGGTCGGCGACTTCTTCAGCAATCGGCTCGTCGTACATCACGTCGGTCATTTGTCGTGATCCCCAGCAATAGCGCGAGCAGCCACACTACATACCGCTCCAAAGAGCAGGACAGGCATAAAGATTGGCCAGAAAAGCGACATTACACCCATCAACATTTCTACGGCAGATCTTGGAGAGAATCTATCGCGCGGCGCATCCCTATAGAACCACTTTACCAGGAACAAGAACGAGACAACGGCGACGAGTATGTACGCCCCTATACAAATGCCTAATATCGCTTCACTGGTCATAATCTTGTCTACCATGATTTGCTAGTAACCTCCAACAGAAGATCGTCCACTTTCGGAATAATCGTCTTCTTGATCATAGAGACTGATTGGAGCGGTTGCATGGTTCGCCAAGCAAGCGGCATCTCCTCTGTCAGGCGAACGTCCAATGCGTTTCTTGACGTCATCTTTGCTCTCAATCAAGATACCCGACGTGGTCATTTTCCAGCGTGGCGCGCACAAATCGGCGCGGAGTTGGTTGTCTGGCGGAAGAATAACCGGGTCGAGCCCTTGGGGGTCCAAGCTCTCGCGCATTTGCCACCAGTACTCGGCACGAAGGTTTGCAAAGCTAAGGCTTCCCTCCTTTGTCCTCGCATACGACTTGGCGGAATTGTTCACGCCTATCGCCTGAACCCCATTCTGAATGAGGAAATCATACGGGCTGGAGCCCCAACCGATGATGTCTATGTGGACCGGCG